TTCAAGTTTATTATCTACATTATCATCTTGGGGAAGTAATCATAAGTTATCAGGTTTAGCTTATCTTGCAATTCGTTTTAAATGGAATCAAGATGTATTCGCTGGAGTTCCAAAGATACAAGCAAAAGTACAGGGTAAAAAAGTTGTAACTTTAGCATCTAATTTATCTGAACAAACTGCAAGTTTTTCTACTAACCCAGCATTTTGCTTATTAGATTATTTAAGAAATACAAGATATGGAAAAGGATTAGCAACAAGTGAAATAGATTTACAAAGTTTTTATGATGCTTCACAAGTTTGCGTTACGCAAGTTACACCTTATTCAGGTGGGTCAGATATAAATATTTTTGATACTAATACAGCAGTTGATACATCAGCATCTATTATTTCTAATGTAAGAGAGTTCTTAAAAGGTTGTAGGGGTTATCTGCCTTTTAGTGCTGGTAAATATCAATTAATTATAGAAACAACAGGAAGTGCTTCAATTACATTAACAGAAGATAGTATAGTTGGTGGATATAATTTAGTAAGCCCTGATAAAAATAGTAAGTTTAATAGGGTTATAGTAAGTTTTGTAAACCCAGCTAGAAATTCACAAATAGACGAAGTACAATTTCCACCTATTGATGATTCAGGATTACCAAGTGCAGATAAACACGCAACAATGAAAACTTCTGATGGTGGTTTTTTATTAGAGGGTAGATTTGATTTTAAAACTATTACCTCAAAATACCAAGCAGAAGAAATGGCAGAAATTATATTAAGAAGAAGTAGAGATGCTTTAACATTAAGTATTAATGTAGCTTTTAATTCTTATGATTTAGCTATTGGAGATATAGTAAATATTACACATAGTTCATTAGGATTTTCAGCTAAACCATTTAGAGTTTTAAGTATGAGTTTTAATGAAGATTTTACAGTAGGATTAAATTTAGTGGAACACCAAGATGCACATTATACTTTTGCAACTAAAACACAAGCAACAGCAGTTCCTAGTACAACACTTCCAAATCCATTTGTAGTTCAACCACCAGCAAGTGTTACATTAACAGACCAATTAATTGCTTATAATGATGGAACTGTAATTGTAGCTTTAGATGTTGCCATAGGTGCTTCACCTGATAGTTTTGTTGATTTTTACCAAGTGGAATATAAACTAAGCACAGAATCAGATTTTAAAATTCACTCACAAGGTTCAGGATTATTTCAAAGAGTATTGAATGTAATTGACCAAAAAGTTTATGATGTAAGAGTTAAAGCTGTATCTTCTTTTGGAACTGCATCAACTTATGTATCAGCACAAAGAACTATTGTAGGAAGTATTGAACCACCAAGTGATTGCACAGATTTTTCTTGTAATATTATTAATGGAGAAGCACATCTATCTTGGGAACAAATACCTGATTTAGATTTAGCTTTTTATCAAATAAGATACTCAACATTAACAACAGGTGCTACTTGGCAGAACTCAGTATCATTAGTAGAAAAAGTATCAAGACCAGCAACCTCTATTGTAGTACCAGCAAGAGTAGGTTCTTATTGTATTAAGGCAGTTGATAAACTAGGCAACTTCTCACTTAATGAAACTATTATTGCAACAAATGTAACATCTATTGGAAACTTTAATAATATAACAACTCAATCAGAAAACCCTAATTTTACAGGAACAAAAACTAATTTAACACTAGATAGTAATTTATTAAGATTAACTAATTTAGGTTCTAATGGAACTTATGATTTTGCTAGTGTTATTGATATAGGTGCAGTTCATACATCAAGAATAACAGCAACTCTTGCTCAATTTGCAGAAAACCCTAGCCAATTATTTGATTCTGAAAGTGGTCAATTTGATTCTAAAACAGGTTCATTTGATGGAGATTCTCCAAGTAACTCAAACGCACATTTAGAAATAGCCGTAAGTAATGATAATAGTACATTTACTGCATTTAAAAATTTTGTAATAGGCGATTATACTGCTAGATACTTAAAGTTTAGATTAGTTCTAATTTCAAGAGATGGAGTAACAACCCCTGTAATAAGTCAAGCAACTGTAACTGTTGATATGGAAGATAGAATACAATCAGGAAATGATATATCAAGTGGTGCAACTACAAAAACTGTTGCATTTACAAATCCATTTAAAACTGTTAATTATGCACTTGGTATCACAGGACAAGGAATGGCAACAGGAGATTTTTTTCTAGTAGAAAGTAAAACAATTAATGGATTTAATCTTACTTTTAAAAACGCATCAAATACTGTAATATCAAGAACATTTGATTTTATAGCAAAAGGATTTTAATTAATGGCAAATCACGATTATGTAATAAGTAACCAAACTTTCCCAGCGACTAGGACAGATTTGAATAATGCTTTATCTGCTATTGTAACAAACAATTCATCATCATCAGAACCAAGCACTAAATATGCTTATCAATGGTGGTTTGATACTTCTTCAAATACATTAAAATTTAGAAATGCTGACAATGATGCTTGGGTTTCATTTGCTGTATTTGATATGACTAACGATAAAGTTAATCTTGTAGATAGCACAGTTACATTAGATTCTTTGTCATCATTATTTCACGATAGAGGTGCTTATGGTTCTTCTTCCGCACCAATAACTTATACTGTAACAGTTGCAACAAAAACATCTGCACACCCTTATAGTGGTGTAGGAAGTTCATCAGCATATTTTTTAGAGGGTTTAGAATCTCCAGCTTTTACTTTAGGTGGTGCTGATACATCAAAACCTTATTATTATAAGTTTGATCAAGCAAACGGAACAAATGCTTCACACCCTTTAAGATTTTATTTAGATGCTGGAAAAACAACTGCTTACACAACAGGAGTTACAACTGCTGGAACTGCTGGTTCATCAGGTGCTTATACTCTTTTAGCAGTAGATGAATACACACCTAATATTTTATATTATCAATGTTCTTCTCACGCACATATGGGAAATCATTTAAAAGTTATTTCAAGTAAATTAAATTCAAATGGTGTTGCTTTTAAAATGCCAACAGCAGATGGTTCAGCAAATCAAGCTATGGTTACAAATGGTTCAGGTGTATTATCTTTTGCTTCTATATCAGAAACTAAACCAACTATAACTTCTTCTAGTTTATATGTTAGCCCTGATTCTCCTAGTTCAATAACAATAGCTGGAACTAATTTTGTAACTGTTCCTATTGTTGAAGCAATAAACTCATCAACAGGTGCAATCACTAGAGCAAGTGCAGTAGGATTTACTAATTCTTCAACTTTAACTGCAACATTTACTTTACCAAGTGCAAGTTATTTTTTAAGAGTTGAGAACAATGACGGAAATGCAGTACGTTCATCTTCAGCTATATTAAGTGCTTCGTCTGCACCAGCTTTTTCAACAGGTGCTGGTAGTATAGGAACTGTATCTGCTGGAAGTACAGTAGCATTAACAGTATCAGCTAGTTCAGATAGTGCAGTAACAATCGCTGAAACAACTGCTGTATTAACATCTAATTCTGCTACACCAGCTTCTACAATGAATTTAACATTAGCTGGAACACCAGCGACAAGTGCAACTTACAATATTACAGGAACTGCACCATCACCAACAGGAGAAAAAACTTACACGTTTAGCTTGTCTGCAACTGATGCAGAATCTCAGGTGACAACAAGAGAGTTTTCAATTACTGTAAGTGTTGGTATAAACAACTCAGGACAATTCAACTAGGAATATATTATGGCATCTTATTTATCAAGAACTTTTGGAACTGCAACAAGCACAAAGAAATTTACAGTTAGTCTTTGGGTTAAAGGAACATTAAGTAGTGGAATAATTTTACAATACGGAAACGATTATTTGCATTTTAATAATAATTCAATAGATTTTGAACCATCAATAGGAAGATTAAGAACTAATAGATTATTTCGTGATCCCGCATCTTGGTTTCACATAATGGTTGTTTGCGACACAACTTTGAGTACGGCAGATGATAGATTTAAAATATATGTAAATGGTGTTCAAGAAACAAGTTTTGCAAGTCGAATTAACCCATCTGTAAATGCAGATTTTACAGGATTTAATACAGCTGTCGTTCATAAAATTGGTCAAAGACAAGCTTCACCAGCAAATGATTTGAATTATACTGATTTAATGACACACTTTCATTTTGTAGATGGATTAGCATTAACACCATCAACTTTTGGCGAAAGCGACTCGGTTAGTGGGATTTGGAAGCCGAAAACTGCACCATCTATATCTGAGTATGGTGTGAATGGCTTTTTTCTTAAATTTGAAAACAGTGGTGCTATGGGTACAGATAGTTCAGGAAAAGGAAATAATTTTACAGTATCAGGAACAATAACTCAAAATGTAGATACACCTAGTAATAACTTTGCAACAATAAATCCTTTAGATAACTATCATCAAGGTTCAATATTTAGTAATGGTAATAATACTTTTCTTACAGCTGATGTTTCTACAACTTATAACACTTCATCAATAATGGTTAACGCTGGTAAATGGTATGTTGAATGTAAAGTTGTATCAGGTGGTGCTACTACTGATATTGGTATAGTTGGGGAAATGGCAGATGCAACAGTTGGAGAAATTAAAGCAAAAGAATTTGGTTATTCCTATGTAAGTAATGGAGAATTTGGTAATAATGGTTCTGCTAGTAGTTATGGCTCAAGTTATGCAAATGGAGATATTATTGGAATAGCTTTAGACTGCACAAACAATAAATTATATTTTTCTAAAAATGGAACATTTCAAGATAGTGGAAATCCATCT